TATCTATTATTCTTTTCTCTTTTTGTGTGTTATGTCGTACTTCTTCTATATTAACAGGGTGAACTTTTGCTAAAACAGGTTTTAATAATTGAGTAAACATCCCATCTCCAAAGTTGCTTTCTACAATTATCTTGTTTACGTTCTGTTCTTTTGCGATTGCTGTCAAGACTTGCAGAGAAGGCTCTTGATAACCATTCTTCGTCCCACCACTCGCTGTCAGATAAAGCTGACCCTTCATCATCTTTACAACTGCGTAAGCTGTTTCGTCTTTCCCTCGTCCTGCAGGGTCGATACTCATTACTGACCCGTCCCAAGCAGACATCTCTTGGGATATTGTCATAGGTGCACACCAATAGTCTCCTTTAAGTCCAATGTTAGGTATTTGTTTACAAGCATCTAGCTGTTCTCTACCTGATGCCCATTGAACTTTGACAGGTGCTTCACTCCAACTACTCGCCCCACTCATAACCATCATGTCATTTAATTTAAGTGGGTATTTATTAGCGTCTGACATAGACACATCTAGCATAAACTGCAAGGCGAACCCTGATTTACCATATGACGCTTCTCTCTCAAAGAGGTCTGTGTCATCAAATCTATCGGGGTCTGTAGGTTTACCCTCTACGCCCTCTTTATCGGCTATCACAGGGGCTAATTTGCCTAGCATAGCTACCTTTAAGCGTTCATCAGGGTATCTTGCAGTCCATATTCTTGTCTTATAACCACGTTCATCTAAAAGATTGTATATAGACATCTCTGTTTGTGGCGTACCAAGGAAGACAATACGTCCATTTGGTTTAATAATAGCTTCAAATTCTTTAATTGTTTCTGCTAATTTGTCTCTCATCATTTGTGTCTGTGAGTTATTAGCTGATTCTACGTCATCTGCAATGATTAAATCTGCACGTGACCCCGTAAGCTGTCCTGTTATTCCTAAAGATTTAACTGAAGGTGCGTGGGATGCTTGTGCAGGTGCTACATCAAAGCTAATCTTACTCATACGTTGCCCATCCTTGGGGCGTAGATGAGCAAGGAGTGGCATCTCGTGGATTAGACGTAGGGTAAACGTACTAAAGTCATCAGCACGTGTCTTAGACGCAGATACAACCAATATGTTCATCTGTGGATTTAACAATAACTGATGACATACATAGGCAGACGTAATCCAAGATTTACCTACACCACGAAACGCTTCAATAACTTCCCGTCTTTCTGTTTTATCTTGGAGATAATTTGCAATATCATATTGTACTGGCGTTGGGTCGGGAAGATTTAAATGCTTCCACGACATATACAAAAAGTTTTTGAAGTCTAATAATCTATTGTCTATCGTCACGATTTTTTCTTAGGTTTCTTTTTAGGAAAACCTGCTTTCATATTAGCATATGATTTAGCTGAGACTGTAGATTTTGATTTAGGTCTGCTTGTACCTGCTTTTTTTCGTTTGTTAATATTTTCATAAAGAGACATTATTTATCCTTTGGTTTAGATTTTTTTACTGGAGATTTATATGTTTTTCGTTTCTTATATGCCATAGGTTTTCCTTTTCCTGATAAATATTTTATTGGTTCTCTATCAAACTGTATGTTAAAATAATTAACAAATAAATTAACAATACGTTCCATAGTTATTGAATTTGGTCTACATTTTCGTCAAAGGGCAAACCTTCAAGTATCTCTCTCATTACATTACTATCAGCAGGTAATGCTGTTATCTCATTATCTTTTAAAAATTGTCGTGCTACGTTTAAATCCCCTGCTTTAGCTTCAGGGTCACGCACTACTTCTAAAAGTTTATTAGCAAGTTCTTTATGTAACTCACCCATCATTTTTTGCATTGACACTTTTTACTCTCCTTCATTCTATACACAATATTTATTCCTGTATTAACAAACACAGCAATCATTGTTAGGGTCTGTAAAAACAACCCTACTATTATTAAATCCACTACTTCTCCCATTTACTTTTTTCCAAACATTTTAGTTGCACCTTTAATTCCGAATGACGCACTAACAATTACACCTAACGTGTACTTGTACCATTCAGGAGTCTGAGAAAGTGCTTCAAATCCTCTTTCTACATATTCAACTGTCCAAGGCAAGAAACAAAGCAAAAGTGGAATACTAAACAAAATTGTGAGATATTCGTCTTTCCATGAGTCCCCTGAATTTTTTTGAGCCTGTACGTCCCATTCAACTTCACCTGCAATTTTCTTTTCTATTAAAGATGTTTCAGCTTCAATCTTTACTAATTTTTGTTTTGCTTTAGCTTTTTTGGTTTCCACATAACCTTCTACCACGTTACCTGCCAAACCTAAAAGACCTGATATAATTGGTATCATGTAAACCTACCTTCTTTTAGTTGTGTGCATCTATAGGCAACAGCTTTCATATCTGTCATCATCTCTGAAATATCATTACGCATTTCAAAAGTTCGTTGCACACATTGTTCTTTTGTTATTAATTGTTCTCTAGTGTCTTCAAATTCGATACAAATATTAGGGTTTGAAATAGAACACGCTAATACAATAGCTTTAAACATTATAAAGTTCCTTTCAAAAATTCAATCCAATAATAAAGAACAACAGTTGCTACAGCTAATATTCCTACTACTACTCCAATAGTCATATTTCTGTCATAAATTCGTACCTTTTCAGCTAACATCTTTTTTTGCTCGGCACGTTCTGCTGCTATTTCAGCTTGTAATCTTTCCCATTGTCCAGGTTTTCCATATAATTGAAAAATACTACGCAACTCATTACGCATATCTTCTAGGGCTTCTTTTTTAAAATGTTTTTCTATAGCTGAATCTTCTGCTAAAGAAAATCTACTTTTCTTTTTTCTTGCTTCTCCAACTTGTAGTTCAGCTTCCCCCTGTGCATATTTTTTTACTGCAGCACCCATACTGGACAAATCTCGCCCAATTTGAACACCTTTCATAATTGCTTTATGCCCTGCACAAATTGCAGAAAAAGCTGTAATTGGGTCTATCATGTAAAACTACTTTCAATTTAAGATTAAATTTTAGTGAGTAGGGTTGCAGCTAATACAATAAAAGAAAGAGTGGAAACCATAATCATAGCTTCCAATCTCCATAATCTTTTATCTAAAGCAGACAACTTATCATTCACCATTTGATACCTAACAGCACACTCTTTTTCATGTGCTTCAAGTTCCATCTGAACTTTTAGTTCAGGTTCAAGTGATTGTGCCATCTTCATTTACTAAGAGATTGCGTAAAACGCATCCCTCTCTGTATTAGTATCGCTGATAATTTTAGCAATACCATCTTGTACTGTTTTATCACCAGTTCGTAAGGCTTTAAATTCGTCATCTTGCGAATATTTTTCACGAATACGCATCTTTTTCTTATTATCCCACATGGATTTATTAAGTGCTTTAGCAGCGATAACATCATCAGCATCACACAATGTAAACGTGTCTTTGTTTAGGCTTACCATTAGGTCTTTCCAACCATCATCCATAGCCACGTATCCATCACCTAACCATTTAATTTTACCTGTTGCTGTGGAATCCCATTCTTTAGGATGCACAATAGCTTTAGGTTCTTTAATGTATTTATATAGTTTCATTTTTTTTCCTTCTAGTTAAGATTCCAACGTGACCATTTATATTTGGTTTGCGTAGTATTACCACCATACAAGTAGTGGATGTTATTACCCCTTGTCCAATATTCATTGGTAGATGTTCTAATGAAGTGATTCCAATAAGCACTATAGAAGTGTCCTTGACAATATAAATCTTCAATAGTTTCAGCTACCTTACCTGCATACGTTGTCCCTGAAGACAAAGTGTGCATCCAATTATTATGGTCAGGTTGTGCATTGGTATAACTAACTGCTGAAGTATTTGCTTGGTAGTTATAATCTACTTCATGATATCCACTTGTCCATAGTCTTCCTTGGTTGTCCAAGAAAAACCATGTAGATGTTGAATAAGAACCTTCACGAACACCCCATGCAGCTACAATATTATTTCTTGGAAATGACATTTCGTTAGAAGAAAGTGTTCCATCAGCAGATGAACTCATAACTACAGAACGATTTGAACCATATACGTCTGTCTGTGGTTGTACAAGAGATGAGTTTGAAGAAGTAGTGTTACCTTGCATTATTTGTCCATCACCTCCCCAACCACACATATAGATTGGTAGCCCGTTTGTTGTGTCATACAAATCTCCAGGAGTTCCTTGAAACGCTAACATAGTTGTATATTCAGGTTCTCCTGCACATATAACTGCAGCAAAGTTCAGAGAACCACCTGCTTGTGTCCATGCTGATACAGCACTCGTTGAACCAATACCTAATGCACCATAGTTATTATATCCAATACCATATAAGTCACCATCAGCTTGTAATGCAAACATATTTGAACCATAGTCTGCTGAATACCCGTAACCCGAATAGTTAAGAATTTGAACAACACCAGTAACTCCCATTTGGAATGGGGCTGTTCTATTAGCACCTTGCATAACTCCATTATCGTTTGCACCTGTACCCCACACCTGACCTGTTGTGTCTAAGTATAAAGTTGTGCGATAACCTGCAGAGATTTGACATATATCTACACCTGATAATGCAGAAATTATAGTAGGTACACTTTTATTAGCTGTTGTGCCATCCCCTATTTGTCCTGTACCATTGTGTCCCCATGACATTACTCGCCCATCTTCAAGAATTACGTGACAAGTGTTAGTTCCTTGTCCTTCGTAACCCATTTTGTAACTGAATGTAAATCCTGTTACACGACAAGTAACACTATTGTTGGTGGCATTAACACCTAGATATGGGTTTCTTACCCATTGGTATCTAGCAGTTGTATCACCAAGTCCTAGTTCACCATCATCATTCTCACCAAAGCACCACAAGTCACCTTTATTAGTTAGTGCCCATGCTGAATATTGGGAGTACCATATACGAACAAAGTATTCACCTGATTGCATACCACCAAATTCCATTGATAGTGGCATAGTGGTTTCCATATTCCCAGTATGAGTATTAACTACACTACCTATACCATTGTAAGAATAACCCCTGTGACATATTTCATGGTTTTCGTTTAGATACATCATGAAAAATCCACCTGAAACGTAACCTTCGTTTCTATCACGCTTAACAGGCGATAAAGAACCATTAGGTAAACCATCATAAGGTATATAGTTATTAGCATAATCTGCTAACCAAGGATATTTACCCCCTGTACCATACGTTGTAGTTTCAGTTGTATGAGCATAACGAGGTATATTACTACCTAGTGGTTTATGAGTGGCATCTCCTGAAGATGCTTCCCATCCTACTGCTGTAGATGAGGTTGCTTTCAGAACCTGCCCTGTACTACCAATAGGTAATCGTGCTTGACTACCACCAGTAACAGTTAGTAAGTCACCATTAGTAGTCAGAGTTGCTTGTCCCTCTGCCATTAGTTCCCAATATGAACTGCCATTTGCAGGTGTTTGTCCTGTACCTGCTTGTATGTTTACCCAAGAACTTCCTAAGTAAGACACTACGTCATCAACTGTGTAGGCAGTACCTGCAGCGTAAGCACCTTTCCACACAAATTTTATTTTACCGACATCAATCGTTGCCATTTTTATTTCCTTTTTAAATTAAATTGTTTTTACCGACTAGGGTGTTGTTACTAATAGATGACCATTACTATTAATAGCAAACGTCAATCCCAAAGATGCAAATTCTGAATCTTTATAGTCAGAAAGTGTGTATGCTTCTGAACCACCACCTGTTGTTCCATCAACCTGCAGTACCCCATTAGTCTGTTTAAAACCATAAAATGCAGCATTATTTACTGTACCTGCATTATGAGTTATAGCTTCTTTAACACGTAAAGGTGTCATACCTGTAGTGTTATCTGTTCCTGCCTGTGCTTCTGAAGTTGTTGCCAACCTTTCTGCACTAAATAGAGCAGCAGTACCATTTATAGTTAGTGTCTCATTTCCACCATCATTGTTTTCTACAAACGTAATGTTTGAACCTGCAACAAGTTTGCCATTAAGAAATCCTGGGGATGTATCATTCGCAGACACCCCTGCCTTAACGTCAGCACCTGTCGCTACAGCGTTCCAACTTGTTCCATTATAAAATTTAAGTTGGTTGTCTGTGCTGTTATATACTAAATCACCTTCGTCTAATGACGCTGATGGGTCTGTTGTTGCAATACGATACCTATTAGCAAAATCACTAACTGAACCTATATTAGATACAAGTGTATTAATATTTGTTTCATTTGAATTTACTGAAGTAATAGCACTCATATTAGTATTAAGAGTAGTTATTGCACTATTATTTGCAGCTAACGTATTAATACTCGTTTTATCTGCTGAACTTAACCAAGTATTTTCGAGATAATTCTTTGTTACAGCATCTTGTGCTAGTGTTGGGTCTGCAACATTTCCAACCTTTTTGTTTCCTGCATCAAATGCTCCCGTTACATCTGAAGCAGCAATAGAGTCTTGAGCGTAATCAATAGATTCCTGTGCCATAAAGAACGCTTGAGTAGAGTCAGCGTCTAAGTCAGCTTCTTTTAAAACTGCCCCTGCAACATAATCAACAAGTCTTGCGTCTTGACTTGTAGAACGCCTAATAGTAATAGCTGATTGGTCAGCAGGTGCTGTTGTAAAAGTTATTTGATTAGACGAGGGAAACGAATAATCATTTGTTTGAGATGTTGTATCTGCTACTTTGTCAACACCATTAATTTTTACCTTAACATCAGCAGCTTGACGATAGTCAAACCCAATAGTGTAGGTCACAGTATTCCCGTTTCCTGTGTATTTAGTTAGTGCGTATGCCATATTTTAATCCTTTTAATGGTGTTACTGTATCCCCATAGGTAAGTTAAAAGCATTTCCTCTTGTGTTACCTTGTGGGTCATTTTGTCCTAGAGTAGCGTTAGCATCTTTTGTTTTCTTATCCATCAATGCTGATTCTGCCCATTTTTCTTCTTCAAATATTTGTGCCCAAGCTAAATCTCTATAGCTTGATAATACTTTACGAGTTGCCTGTAATGCTGTACCTGCAAATTTTCCTTTTGCTGAAGGTCTACCTATTGTGTATTCAGGGTCAGTAGCAATTTCATGCAACATATCTATTAATGTTGCTCCATCCCCACCCAAAGGAACACCTTGTGCCATCTTCATATACCTTTGCATCCTGTTATATAAAGTTTCTCTAGGAAACCTACTATTTTCAGTCGTATATTTTAATTTAGTATTAGGTACATCAGGAAATAACTTATCGTATTTAACTGGTGCAATAAAATTCACATCATTAGCTTTACCAAGTTTCCATAAAAATTTCGCTACAACATCTTTTTTTACAGTTTGGTCATAATCTTCAGAGAATACTGGTTTACCATTTTCATCATTACCCCTATAAACTTTTACAGGAAACCTATCTTTTAATTCTTCAGGTTCTAACAAATCAAAAAGATTTAACAGACCCCCAGGATTAGGGTTTTCTCTAACATCTCCTAAAGCTGAATGTTGATGTTGTACTGCTCCCCATTTTTCCAAACCAAGAAATTCAAGGGCTGCATCAATTTTTGCATTATCTAATTCATACCATTCACTACCATCTTGTTTATTAGTAGGATTAAGTCTGTACCTCATAACTTGTCCAAAATCTTCAGGAGAAGCTAGTAGAGGGTGTTGTTGCATCATTGATTTAAAGTAAGTATTTGGGACAGCGTTCTTTGCTTTGTTTCCCCAAAACTTTAACCATTCAGAACCTGCATCATCATTCATTAAATCTTCACCAAGAGTTAATATATCCGATACACCTGCAAATAAATTTGTGTCATGTATAATTCGATACATAACCATGTAACTTATATGAAGTCGTTCTTTTAATATTTGTTCTTCTTTACCTACATATTCTCCTTGTGCTTTACGATAATCTAGCATTGATTGTTCTTCGGCTATACTTACAATAATTTTTAATGGAGTAGAGAAAGGGTCAAAGGTTCTATAATTAAATATCTCACCAGTTATAGGATTTCTTATACTATAAGGTGGTAAGAAACCTGCATCTTCTCCTGCTCTTGATTGTTTATAATCTCTACCAGTAGCACCAGTTATGTTACCTGACATATACAAACCGAAAGCAGACCCTAGTAACGATTGGGAAAGCATTACTTCTCCCATTGCTCTAGCGTGTGCTGCCCTTGAAGTAGCTGTTTCAGGAAGCAAGTTCTTTCTCATATTAGGATGAAGTAACTGTAATCCTGGGGTTAGTCTTAGACCTTCTTCAAAAACCCTTACAGGAGTTCTAAAGAATAACTGTCCCATTAAACGTAACACAGGTGCTTTATTAACTAGGTTTTCATATCCTGCAAGTATTGCTCCTGTTGTGCTGTTGTATTTATCAAAATCTTTTTTGAATAAAGCGTCTTGAGTATAATCTCTACCCTTTTTATTAGTTGCTGTTAAATTTTCAGTTGCGTTGGGGTCAACAATTTTTCCTTTGCCATCCCCAAACTTTTTAAGTTCAGACTCAACGTATTCATCTACATTTCTAAATCTTCTACCAATAAAGTTTGTATCCCTTGCGTTGTCTGTAATAATATCGACAGCATTAGGGATTGGTTCGTAACCATCCTTAATAGCTTTTTTAACTGCTTTATCAATCTCAATGTTAATTTGTTTTTTACTTAGACCATTTTTAACACCAAGTTCTATAGCTGTTGCTGTAGCATCCCCTACAATGTAGCTTCTGTAGAAAACTTGCTCAAACATTGCGTCTGTAGCTAATAGTAATCTAGGAAATATTCTAATAATTCCACCACCATATTTCTTTGGTATCATAGTTTGAGTTTCTAAGAACCTAGCTGAATCACCAGTTAGCATAGACCTTTCATATTTAAAGGCTTGAAAAGCTGCTTTTCTACCTGAAAACAAAAGTTGTTTAACAGCAGACATTTCTCCCATACCAACTTTCCATGCTTTCCATGACAAACCATCAGCACCAATGTTATTAAGAATAGGTCTATAAAACATTTTAGCTGCAGAAGGGATTGTGTTAATCATTAATGTAGTAGGAGAAAACACATTACTAATGGCAATTTCATTTAGTATTCTTATAGCATAATTTATACTACCACCAACTTTACCAAAGAAACTATCAGAAAGTTCTCCCTTTTTACGGGCTACTTCAGCGTCATGCAATCTACGTGCTTTAGCTGCTTCATTAAATTCGCCATTTGATTTTAAATCATCATATGCTTTTCTTAGTTTAATAATGTTGGCATCTCTTTCGATAGCTTTTTCTATAGCTTCATTGAGTTTCCAAAATTCTTTTGTAGCTGCTCCAACATCAAATCCAGTTTCCCTCATAACTTGTTGTATAGTTAGACCACCTGTCTTATCTCCTAGCCCCTGATTACCTATAACTTTACTACCTGCAGCTTTTGCAGCAGCGTTTGACTGTAGAGTTCTACCTGCTTGACTAGCAATACCTGTAGAAATATCATTTAAAGGCATCATCAATTCGTCTAACTCATCAGAGAGTTTAGACATTTCTTGAATTTCTTTAATAGTTAAATTAGGGTTAGTTCTAAGTTCATTAACAAGTGTGTCATACCTAGTTTTATATTCGTTTAATAGTGTATTAACTGTATCCTTTAATAGTTGCTCTTGTTTTGCGTCTAATCCTGCTTTATATAAATATGCACGTATTTGTGTAGGGTGTAATGCCCCTGCTGATTTAAGTGGTTGTAAAATTTTCTCTGTCATTTCCCTTAGAATTGACATTGACTGAGTTTGACCACCCCCAAATTTACCTAAATTTCTTTGTACAATGTTAGCGTCATCACCACCTCTTGTAGCAGACACTTCCCATTTCCCACTTTTACTTCTAGGTAATACTTCATTAATTTTTGCAACTAAATGTTGTAGCCCTGTTCTCATTTCTCCTGGGGTTGTATCTAATGTTTGGGCTAATTTTTCTTTTGTTGATTTTGGGTCTGAGTTTACAACTTTGTTTTCAACTTTAATTTCATTAGTATCAGGTACTTTCTTTGTAGTAATAACAGAAAGATTTTCAGCTTCTACATTTACAATTTTTGTTTTACCTTGTTTACCATAGGGAATAGAAACATCAACTGTGCCATCTGCTTTTACATCACCAAGAACTTTACCCTTTTTTGGTGTTTTAGTTTTTCCATCATTAACCCTTACGTTGACACCTTCTTTAATACCTTCTTTTGTGCTTATTAAGTCTTGCTTACCAATCATATTAGAATCAATTTTTGGTAAGACTTTTTCTCCTATCTCACCTGCACTTCTATTAAATAATGATTTACCTAATCCAATAGTTGCTTTACCACCCCCCATTAAGATAGCACCTGCTCCTGCACCTTTATATGAACCTTGCCAAACTTTACTACCTCTAAATGCAGAGTCAGTACCTTGACTATGTACTATCTCTCTGCCTGTAGCATCAAGACCACCATAGACAAATCCATTAACACCACCAACAGTCGCAGTTGTTATAGAACGCTTTAATAGTTCCAGTAACCCTGCTCTTGTAGCTAGTTTAGTTGATTGCCCTACAAGAAATGAACCCCCTAAAGTAAAGATACCAAATATATTAGCAGGGTCAGTAACCATACCTTTAACAAGTCTTCCTGTACCTGCTAAAGTTGCATTACCTAAATCCCCATACTGCTCCATTAAATAAAGAAAGGCTCTCTTTTCATCTTCAGTTGCCCATGATGCAATCCTAGCAGCATCATAACCCATACGTGGAAGGTTATAATTAAACCACCCCATTTCGTTAAGGGCATAACGTGCTACGTTAGCGTCTTCACCATCATCTTCATCACTCCCCCACTCTCTACCTTCTTTCATTTTAAACATGACTTTAGCAGCAGCAATCCAGTTATCATCTTTAATTAAATCAGCATCATAAACTGGATTGTCGGGGTCGTTATCTTTATATCGTTCAGTAAAAATTCTTGCATCCCCGTTAGGAAATTCGCTTTGTTTCTTTTTTAACTCAGCTTTTGCAACTTTAGATTTTTCTTCTTGTAGACGTAATGCTTTGTCTAAATCTGATTCTTCTTCTTTTACTACTGGTTTAGTGGTAGTAGGTGAAGTTACTTTGGGGCTACCTGCAGTAGCTTTTTCAGCAGGTGGCATATCTTCTGAAGATGTAACAGGTGGTGTTACACTTTTTGTTACTTCAGGTTTTTTCTTAGTTTTTTCTAAATGTTGTTTTATCTTTTCTATTTTTCTTTCTTTTGTAAGACCTGTTTGAAATGAATAATCAACCCCACCATAAGTAAAAATTTCTTTTTCTGCCATTTTGTTTCCTTACGTTAGGTTATTCACCAGTTAATTCAACAGGTTTATTTTTATCAGATAATGGTTTTACTGCTAGACCTAATTCATTCTTCATTACATTGTCTAGTTTTTCAGAACTTAACATACCATCAGTATTTGTTAATCCCATCCTTGATAAAGACAATAGAACAGATTTATCAAGTATATCTAAAAAGGCTTCTTGTTGAGGTACAACACCTTTATCGTTTATTGAGTTCATAACTGATGTTCTAACAACTTTAAGATATACCTGTTTTAATTGAGAGTAGAATTTTGTACCTTTTATTTGGTCTAAAGTACCTGTAACTGCTTTCATATTTGCTTGGATTGTTTGCCCCACAGTTTCATTAAACGTAGAATCAATTAGAGGGTCGGCTAAAACATCACTACCTTCCATATATGTTTCTAGGTTTTTAAAAACATCCATACCATCTTTAAGACTTAACTCGTCATTCTCTATCATGTCTTCTACTTTTGTCATAAGCATAGACATTTTTTCATTTGTTGTGCCATCTTTATAAGATTTTTTATCTGAATCACTTCTAAATAATACTTCTTCCAAATTATCAGTTGTAGAAAAAGTCATAATTTTATTTGCAAGTAATAGTTTATTTTTTAGACTGTCTGCAGGGTTTACTGTTGTTTGGTCGTAATCATTAATTGTCATTAAAAATGTTTTTAATTCTGCTCTTTGTAATATAGGTGCGTTATTAATATAAGCATCTGCTGCTTTTTGCCAATTATCTTTACTATACTTTAGAGATTTATTTTTCTCTGCTGTTCCATTAAAAGTACCATCAAACATTGTGTAAAGTTCTGCTTTAGCATTTTTTAATCCTACTGTTTTAAGGTGTTCGTCCATTCTCATTTTTTTAAGCATATTATTACTTGCTTTATCATTCATCTTTGCTTTCATAGCTAGAATAATATTTTCATTCCCACCTTTTTCTCTTAAACGCTTTGGTATAGAATCTAATAATGCAATCCCTTGTACGAATCCATTCTTATCTACTGTAGTCATAAATTCTGCTGACGCTACGATTGATGTAAAAACTGTGTCATCAATTACATCAGGGTCTAATACCATAAGTGGTTGACCTTTATCATCTTTAAATTGAGAGTTTTCTATATCTTCATACATTTGTGTAAAATTATAGTTACCCTTAGAATCAGGGGTGTTCAAAGTTTTTCTAACATTCCCGTCAACTTCCTGTTCTAAATAATCAGTAGTAATTTTTGTGTTGTTTTCTCGTCTTTGACTTGACCAATTACTTTCGTGAGAAGCTAACATTTGGTTAAATTTATTTAATGCCCCTGCATATGCAAAGTCATGTACCTTCATTTCCCCTGTGTCTTTATCTTGGTATTCATAAAGTTTTCTAATGTCGTTTCTTTGCCCCTCAACCCAACTATCTAATTTAACTTTATTATTAATTTGATTTTCACCACTTGCGTCATATGGGTTTTTATTAAAGTCTTCAAATACTGTATTCCAAGTTTTTGATGTATCATTAGATGCTAACATTTGTGTTAGTAATACTTGGTTTGTAACAGATAAATCAGGGTGCAATTCTCCAATTCTTACTTTACTAATAACACCAGTTTTCTGTTCTTTCCTAATTTCAGCAGCAATAGAACTTAGTCTTGCTTTATCCTTTAAATCTTTTTCCTTCTTCTTTTTCTTTGCGTCTTTCTGCCCTGATGCAATTAATCTGTCAGCACCTTTACTAAGAGCCTGTGCTAATTGTGTTAACCCTGAATTTGGAGCAACTTGTGGTGCTCCCATAAAAGCATCAATAGGTGTTGCCATAGGAGTTGATACACTCCCTGTACCTATTACATCTTTAATTTGTGCTCTTTCTGCCATAATATTTCCTTTTAAACTAAGTCCTAAACTTTAAATCACCTGCTGTATCAAACTCAAAAGTAGTTGATAAACCTGTTCCAACCTCTAAAGCTGTGCCTAAGAATGAAGGTCTTACAGTTGGTGTGATGTTATTTATTCTAGCTATCATTTTTGATTCAGATAATTTTTCATCATCTAACAACTTAGCCATAATATTCTTTTCTGTTTTTTGGTTTCTGACAGTTACAACACCTTCTTGAAATGAAACTTCATCTATTACATCTTGAACAGAGAAACCACTAATAGATGTATTAGATGCTATTGCAGTTGCACGTTTTTTCTTTGCGTCCTCTTTAACATCAAATTGTGTTTGCCCATATTTATCGAGTTCTTCTTCTCTACGCCTAGCAATAATATCTAAATCTGTTTCGTAAGCTATCTGAGCGTTTGCTGCTATAGCGTTGTTTCTTCTTTCTCCTGCTTTTGCTGCGTCACTAGCTTGTTTATATTGGACTGCTGAACTAGCCACCATCATTACTGCTGCACTTACTGGGTCACACATTGCTTTTCTCTCTTATAAATAAATAGAAATCTTCACCATTAACTCCATACGTTTTGGATGTTTTAATATCAAACCCACACCATTGTAACCAACGTATGCCTTGGGCATTTTGACAATGTACTAGATTATAAAGAACTTCATATTTTTGTTGAATTTTTTGTATCCATTTTCTACAATAACGTAGAAATGGTTTTGAATATTTTTCTAAGTCACAGGAAGATAACATCCATGCCACCCCATAGTTTGATAAATGGGGACACTTATTAACACCAAACATAGCAATAACTTTTGATTCTTTAAAAATAACATTACCTTCTTCTTCCTTAAATTTCATTTCAATTATAGAATAAACTTCAGAGTCAATTAATTCAAAAGCTGACATTAAAGATTGTAAAGGTGTTTTTCCCATAGACTCTACTTCTAATAAATCATGCTTTCGTAATCTATTAGATAAGCTAAGTGCATCCATTGGTTCGGCATTTACTACATTTATAATAGTAAATTTGTCAATAATATAAGATGTTTCTAACACATTAAATCCTTTGAGAACGAATGGTGTAATAACCTTCCCACTCTGCTGATTGAAAATTACATGGTAAATGACTGTCTGATTGTATCTGTATAGTTACCCTGTCATTTTTAGATTGGATAGGAAACCTAAATGTTCCTGATATAATATTTATATCTTCAACTGTTGTGCTTGTTGAGTTTAGTATTTGACCTGTCATATCATATGAACCTGTAGGTCTACCTTCAGGGGTTACAAGAACTTTAAAGAAACCTGTGTTCTCATAATTCAAACGCATAGTTCTTAGTTGTAATCTTCCTGATTGTACAGATTGTTTCCCTTGATTTTCTCTAACAAATTGAGTAGAGAATTTATAAGAAGTTGTGTAAGGTACTCCTAAAATTACTGGAGCAGAACTATAGTTTCCGACAGCAGCAACAGTAGTTGTTGTAGGACGGGTTATAGTTATATCTGTACCTTTACGTGAAGACCATGAACCACTCTTAATAGCTTTCATTGCTCCTGAATACGCATAAGGTAGTGTCCAAGTAGTAGTGTCTGTTGGAGCGTCATATGTTCCTGTTAAGCTAACTTTTCTATCTACTCTTACACAGAAATCTAATCCTGTATCTATTGGATATTGTAATTTAACTTTTTCTATATGTACCCCATCTGCCCGACTAATAACAAAGAACAATTCGTTTTCTAAGATAGTCATATCTAAGATAGAATCTCCACTATCTAATTGCCATTCTGACCAACTAGAAACCATTTTAGTAGTTCCCTGCCAAAACCAACGATAAGAATATAATTTACTTCTATCAGTTGCAGACAATACAAACAAAACATCTTCATTAGATGATGATGCTAATTTTACTACATTTTTCGGAATGTACTTAGGTACGTGAGAAGTGACTTCACTCGCATCCACAATGACTGTATCGCTTTCCACATAATATTCACGTACTGACGTAAAGTCTCCACGCTTAGTCGTAAAGTAGAGGTAATTACCTGCCCCCACAGGTGCAACAGTTGTATCATTTTCAAACTCTGTACTTGGGACAATAGATATTGTCTTTGGTGTTAATATTCCACCTGTCTCAATAGTAAATTGTGTACTATCTGAAAACAAGGTGAGTGACTCGTTAAAAGGTATAGCGTGTTTTAGAAGTGAAACTTTAGTATGACTAACTGATACATCAATAGGTGCATCATCTAAAACAGCAGTAACTGACGTAGGAAAGAAATTAAAGAAATTAGCTGACTGACTAAACAAAACATATTCGTCTGATAGCAGCCCTAATCTATTTTTGTAAAAGAAAATATTACTAACTGTTCTTCCTACAAAAGAAGGATTTGGTGCTGAATCTTCATCACCTACAGTTCTTTCTCCCCAAGTATTTTTTCTAAATGCAAATGAACCTGAAGTTAATACCAATGAGTGTGGCATTGTAGTAGCATCTAATTGATATTTAATATTAGGTTTTACTGTTTCTTCATAAGTATTTGCACTTAATGCTTTAACATAGTAATTATCAAATTGGTTAGTATTATCTCCAATTATTTCATAAATGTCATTTACAGTCGCAGTTGTAGGTAAGTCTGTAAATTCTTGATGCTTAGATGTTACATTACCATTCGTAACTGCTACTTCCATTCCGACAGTTTTTGTTTTATTTACAACAAAGGTATAATCGGCAACAGTTAAAAATTCTAAGTCCTGTGCAGGATTAGCACAAAATAAATAATCAACTCCATCAGGAGTAGTACACGTTGTAACAGTACCATCTAAACTAAATATTTGTATAGTAGCTGAACTTGTAGTAGCAGATATAACAACAATATATTGGTCATCTGCATCACGATTTACAATGTGGACACTTGCTCCACTTACAGCAGAACTAATAATTTTTGCTATATGTTCTGTTGGTGGTCTGCGTACTAGACCATCAATAACAGAAGATGTGGCGTTGATTTGTTCTTCGCCTTGAGTTATTTGTCTTAATGTTTGAGGTTGTTGGCTAATACCATTTAATAGATTAGGGATAGCTGTACTTACTAATGGCATACTATCACCTTATTGCTCGTCTAGGAGCACCTCTGTGTACTATTTTATACATATCATATGAGTCGTGATAAATATTGTTATCCTCAAGTGCAGCTTCACATTGCGTAAAGTAACTCATAGCTTCCTGCTCATCATCTTTTGTAAAACCACCTAACGCTTCTGAACCCATATAACGGGCTTGAAAACGCCTTGCAGCTTTTACTACAATGTATCTTTTTGCGTGTTGAGGTAACTCATTAAAAGGTAAAAGTAAAACCATTTCTACATAATACGTACCAACAAATTTAGTAAATGAAAACTTTTCTCTGTCATAAAGGCGTGAACCACGCTGAACAACATCAACAGTTGCACTATTACCTACTGTGTCTATTCTTACACAGTTAGCAGGTATTAGTAATTCACCATCTACAGTTGCTTCTATTGGGTAATTAAATTCTGTGTTAGAGTATATTCCTGTGGATTGAACTGAAACATTTGTTTCATCCAAGATTGATTTTGCAATAGATACATCAACAAGTGCAGTATTACTAATACTAGATACAGGTGCTTCCCCAATGGAAGCTAACATAATATTGACAGCTTCTATTTCTGTAGTCGGATTTGGATTTGCCATTTTGTTTTCCTGTAAAAAAAAGCGAAAGCCCAATTAAGGACTCTCGCTATGTTGATATTATGCAGATTGAATTTGTACTGCTGCTTCGGGTCTTAGTACGCCATGACCTGCTGCATATTTTGCAACCATCAATGTACCTTGCCTACGAATATCGTATTCGCTTTCAACAGCTAAATCCATTAGTTTTACTGTACCCACAGCAGAAGTGTGAGACACAATCGCTAGAGTATTTGCAGCAGCAGCAACTTGTGCTCCCCCTGCTCCACCTGCATCAACCCCTGTGCCTGTTACGTTAGCAGTTGGTAGATGTGGTGTTTTGATTAGGTTTACACCTGCAATCTGTGGAACTGTACCATCAGCAATAGAACCTCTACCACTAAAATCTACATTTACAGCATTAGATGCGTTAGCAAGTAAGTAATACTGTGCAGGTTTAAGGTAACAGAAACGTCCATCAGCAGGAACATAAGCATCATCTAGTGCTTCAGCAGCATCATAGATAGCAGCAATCAAGTCAGCAGATACTGTACCTGCGTTTGCAGAAGTAATAACTGTACCTGCAGCGTAGCCTGTATCGCCTACGTTTGCAGAAGCTGCTGCAGCTTGAACCATAGTTTGAAGGATATGCTTATCCATTTGGAAAGCGAGTGCACGTCCCATTTCGGCAGAGTAAACTGACCTTACATCATAGTGATTTTTAGCTTCCTGAATATTTGCAATGAAATGCGAACTAAGTAGCAAGTCGTTAATAGTAATTACTTTTTCAGCATGATTAATATCAGTACCATTAATCTCTGCTCCTGGGGTATGATAGGCAGCAGAACTTCGTCCCATGACAGGGAATTGTGCTGACTTACCTGAAGCAATAGTACGTACCATATGCTTATCCATAGCTACAGTAGACTGCTCAAAACTAGCGAGGACTTCCCCACTAAATTGTTTTAGGAACAAAACATCTGCTGTTCCTGTATTATTTATCTGACCTAAATCAGATGGGTTTGCGTTAGCCATAATAAATGACTCCTTTTTAAAGTTAGTTAAGTTTAAGTTTAGTTTTCGTTCTTAACTCGCCAACCTCATTTTGCAAGAGTGTCCTTATATAAGGGTCTAGTTTTGGTCTGTCTTGTCTGAACTATTTAGCATACTAGATAGTATGACTAAGTGATTGATTTACTTCGCCCAAGTTTTCCTTCAACTTTTGCTCGGTAAGCAGGGTCTTTAGCATATTTAGGGTCTTTCATGTCACTTGTCACTTCAGCCCATGATGTATATGTGTCCATGCTTTCTGATGCTTTACCACCTACTAGATTAGGGGTAGTACCAGTTTGTAATTTATAACGTGCAGCTAAAGCATCTATAGCTAATTTAGCTTGTTCTAAATCACCTGAATTAACTGAATTGTTGTAAGCTGTTTTTTCAGATTCAGACATATTATTAGATGCCCAATCTGTTATTTGTTTATAATTTTCTTCACCACCTACAGAACTAAATACATTTTGTTTCATATTTTCAGACACAGCTTTTTGCCCTTCAATATAAGCGTCTACTACTTCTTTAGGAATACCTTTTTCATCTAATAGTTTATAATTGTCTTCCGATAATTGACCATTAGTAACATAATCCTCTGTCATAGCAGCAAAATCTAAGCCTACATTTTCTACAGCTTCCTGTGCATCATCAATAGATAACTCTGTGTTCTCGTTTTGTTCTTCAGTCTTGTCATTTTGTCGTTGTTGTGTAAATTGTTTTTCTAATTCACTATAGGCGTTAGCCATATCTTCAGGATTTTTAAATTTCTCAGGCAACCATTCAGGGCGTTCTTGCTCCTGTTTTGGTTCTGTATCACTAGGGGCATCTGCACCTGTAATACTACCTTCCATTTCAATAGTTTGTGTATCACCCATTATTATTTAGTCCCCCTACGAATAAGGTTTCCATTTTTATTTATGTAGGTAACACCATCTTCGGCTTTCTCCACACCCTGCCATGTAGGATATTCCTTTTTAACAGGAGTTTCCTTTTTTGGTTCTAGTTTGTTAAGAGTTTTTTCAGTCATTTTAATCCTTATTGCGTTGGTTGTTGTTGTTGTGCCATAGCTGCCATCTGTTCTTGCATAGCTGCTGCAGCATCAGGGTCATTTTCTGCCCTTTTGTTGACTCCCTTTACCATTTCTTTTGCAACTCCTGGGAGTGTTGCTTGTTGCATTTGTGCTTGTTGCTGTTCTTGCATCATTTGTTGTTGTTGCATTTGTGCTTGTTGCTGTTCTTGTTGTATATCTTCTTCAGTCTTAATAAGACCTACAGTATCAATCCCATGCCCTGTAGCTAATCTAGCAATTAAATCGCCAAAATTAACTCTTTGTAAAGTTTCAGGGTTTGCTTGAGCAAGTTGCACAATATCTTGTATAAAAGTTCTTAGCTTGTTTAAATCGTTTCCTCTACCTAACGCTTCAACTCCTGTTACAATTACAGGATTTACAGTTCCTTTAGGTAGTTTAGGTATTTTATTTGCACTAGACATCTTATCCATTAATATATGGACAATAGGTAATTGCATTTCTTGAGACAAAATTGAATATACACCACCTAGAGCAGACTCAAGTTCTTGTGCCATAAACCGAATTTCTTCAGCAGTAACACGTTCTGCCTGTCGTTGTATTGATGTATTTAAAAGAAATGCGAAAGCTAGTCTATCTTCAATTCTTTTTACTGTTTCTAATACCACACGCATATCATGTGATTTTTCAGTTTGTAATACTTTTACGTCTTCAGGCATCCCACCTATAACAGCACCATTCTTTGCTGAAGTTAAGTCTCGCCTTTTGACTGAAGCATTGGGTCTAACTAAGAATACTAACTTTGAAGAAGCTGCTGCTGCAGAAACAAGTGATTCCATAAGCCCCTCAAGACTTTTTAAATCTCCAATATATTCTTCAACATATGAACGCCCATAATCTTCACCATCTAGGTGAACCATGCGTAATGCTCTCCAAGGTAACAATTCCTTTTTGTATGTACCCCTAGATTCAGGTACTACTTGACCTTCTACTTCTTGGTATATTTCATAGTTATCAATATCTGTTCTATATATTTTTGTATAGATTTTTATTAGTTCGTCTTTTTCGTAGTCAATACCTTCCATATTTTCAGGTAAAACCTGTGGAGATATTTTTTCTTCTACGATTGCTTCTAGTAATTCACCATTAGGGTCACGTTTACATACATAACTACTTAATGGAAAAACT